CATTAAAATTACCAGCTATTAATGCGGTCATAGTATTAAAATTAACTTTTGCGTCAATAATTTCACCATACATTTTAGGTAATTGTCCTGCCTTGTCTAAAAGTACTTGTTTAACGTTTTGAGCACCACCGTATAAATAAGGATAGCTCGAACCTCCCGGGCCATAAATAAGAGGAACTTCATCATCAACAATATGCAACGGGTTAACATTGGGAATCAAGATAAAAGCACCATCAGTCCAATCAGTATCTTTAACATAACTATATTTAGATATTATATTTTTAGGTACTCCAGAAACATATAATAACCTACAACTGTATGATTTTCTAATTCTGGCTTCCTCATACTGTTTTTTTAGAGTGCTTATGACTTCTTCAGACTTACCGGAATCTACAGCAGCTTTAAAGTTTTTATATGCCACATATGCATCAGAACTTGGAGAAGAGAGTTCTTTTGCCATTTTAGAATTAGATACTGGATACCATCTACATTGAATTTTAGATACTAACGCCTCAATAGTATCTTTAATAGCTCCACTATTCATACGTAACGGAGGATGTTGATCGTTTAAAAAGAAAGTCTTAGTAAATAGAGAAGGAGATTCAGAATATATAGTTTTTAGTGTATTACTAACATAACCAGCATCTTTATCGGCATATCTTTTAATAATTGCTACTACTGATGGTGTTTCTTCTTTTGTGGTAGCAGAACCATCAGAAAATATCTTAATTACATCTGTTCTGAGAGAGGGATTTACAGTACCTAGTGGAAAAGTAGGACCATTATTTCTTATAATAAAACTACATACATCATCTAATATACTAAGCGCTGTAAGGGGCCCCTCGTGAAGATCAACCCAATCAACTAACCAATTAATAGCACCATCATAAGAGAAAGGGTGCAGAAACCATGAAGTAGCACCATCAGGATTCTCAGCTGCCCACATCTCGGAATCCCTGAATTGGGAATAACTTGGATCATCGTTGTAATGAGTATTCATAAATAATGCGATATATTGATTACTAGATGACTTTAAATCACGTATAAATCGCAATACTTGTAGATCTTGCTCATGTTTTTTAGCACTAACTTCATGGCCAATTGATTGCCAACCAAAATCACGTTCATGGGCACCTGTAACCACAAGATAGTTTTTTACAAGTTGTAGTTTAGTAGCCTTAGACAAATACGGTAGTGCTGAATCAGTGAGACTAACCTCAGTTGCTGCGGATGCATTAACTACAGTAGATCCTTGTAGGGAATTTGAGGTAGTTATAGTTACCCCATTCTTTGTTAGTCCAGTAATACTTCCTGTTGTCTTCTGTTCTTCCGATTGAAGTTTATTAGCGAGAGCATTTAAGATAAGTAAATCCTGAGAATCTTTTGGATCTAACTGGTTAAAATCAGGATTATCGGGTATGCTATCTTGAGCATCTCCCATAAAATCGTCTAAAGTTAATAGTCGAATACCCAATCCTCTTTCTAATAAAAGACGTAATTGATTTTGAGGATAATCTCCAACTATAGCAAAATCAGCTGATGTATTTTCATATATTGCAGATCCAGTATCTTGTAAAGTGAGAGTAAATATAGATCCCTGATGTTCTACACTCGGATCAGTCATAGCCACATTCATTACTAAAAAATCAATTTTAGGAGTTAGTAAAGTAGAACCCCTAGGATTAGAATTATCCCCTTGAGGAGATGCTATATTCCAACCAAACCTTACTGACAGAGTAGGAAGACCATCAGCAGATTCCAAATTAGAGGTAAAATCGTATAAAAAGCTAAGAAAATCTAAAGGATCCCTAGAAAATAAAGACATAGTGCCTCTAATAGTTCCTAAAGGTCCTCCAAAAGCCATATCTAAGTTCATATCTTTAAATAGAACATCTAAGCTAGGTAAAGAAAACTCATCTGGAGGGGTAGTAGTATTAGAAGTGGTAGTATTATTAGAAGGGGTAGTAGGAGTAGTAGTTACTTGAATATTATCTGTTTGACCCTGCTTTATTACCATCACACCATTAATCCATACATCTACATGCGGAGTTCTAACATTATAAGAAGGAAGAACTGGATTACCCGTCTTATTTTCAATCTTAGAAGCATCCTGTTGGGTTTTAATCCAGTCTTTGGGATCCATAAATCTTCCCAAAATTGTATCAATAAGTTTTATATTATTATCTGTAATACCTATATAATCTCTGTTAGGATTGGAATTAGCTTCTTTAAATGAAGCCTGAAAGGTTTTCCATGAAGCAGTAATAGGATCATTGTTAGTAGTCATTTCTTACCCAGCAGTTTAGAGATCTTAGCACCGTATTTGTTATTAATAATACCTGTAACGGATGCGGTCAATCCTGAAGTAATTTCACCCATAGCTGCTGACTTATATCCCCCACTTGAATCTACAGATATTCCCAAACTTGTCAAATATTGGGAACTTGTATGTTTTGAATCGTCAATAACAATTCGTTGATTATTAGTTAATACATTACCCGGATAAGAACCTGAAGCTCTAAAAGTATCTCTGGTAGTTATATCTCCCCACACTTGATTACTAACTATATCTTTATTAGAATATCCACTATCAGATTTATAATCAATCATGCCACCGTTCCAACCAGAGGACATAATATCTTCAGCATATTGGACACCATTAAGCTCACTTACAACAGTAAATGAAAAGGTAACTTCATAGATATACGGAGCATGAGATGGAAGCTGTACTTGGGTCTTTTTTGTAAAATAAGTAGTACTGTCTGCTTGATTTAAAAAATTTTTGCTGGTAAATTGTTGCTTAGTATTGGCGGAAGAGATCCACCAAGGTCCCTTATAGTCTATCTTAACATCATTAACAACACAACGTAAATGCTTCCATTCACCAATCTTAATTTCTACTGGTGATGGCATTAAATGATACTTAGACGGAGTAGTTAAAGCCAATAAACGATTACTTAAATTTAACTTATCATTATGATCTTCTGGATTAACTGAGAAGAAGATACCAGTAAGACTAAAAGAGACGGAACCAGAATTAGCGTAAATTTGAATGGGCTCTGGACGGCCATAAAAATTCTGAGGGGTCCATGTAGCAGATTTACCAAAACTAATAGTATCCGGTGTAGAATCAAATACAATATAAAAAGGCTTTATATTACCGGGATTAGATATATCAATATTAAATTGAGTTTTTATAATAATGGGAATAAAATTTTTAGTGTAGTCAATGGAAAAATTAGCATGTGGAACAGTATTAAGATTCTGATTTCTAATAAAATCTATAGCTCCATCCAAAATAGATGCTTGATCCCCGGTTAAATTTCCATGTCTGCGTAAAAAAGTACCCAGTCTAAAGTCAGAAAGTACTTGTAAATCAGTCTTGAACCCAGATGGTAATGCTCTTGATATACCGTTAATTAAAGCCTGTCCTACTCCAGGAGTTGTAGTAGAGTTTAGAGATTCTGGGGAGGTATATTTACTATAATCAAAGTTACTACTAAGATTACCCACACCACCAGCACCACTCCAACCATTAGGACTTTTTGAGGGTGTCGGTACATTTGAAGGTATTGATGGTAATGGAGATTGTATATTAGTAAATGAAGGAGAAGAAACTATAGCTCCTAAAGTATCAGCAGAAGGTTGTACCGGAGCAGATTGGATTTTTCCTGGGAATAAATCGGACATTACATTTCCCTTGTATGTATTTAATTCAAAATAAGGGCACGATCCATTAATACCTACGAAATCCCAACGAGAACTATTAAGAGGAACTAACTAAAAAAGCGGCCCTTTTTATTGAGCCGCTTTTAATAGAGTAGTAATTAGATTATTAAGCTAAACTCACTCCGCCACCTTGGTTCTGAATAAGGTAGGTCTCAATTAGTATTTCCGCTGTCTTTGTAGGAATTAAACTAATATTCATTCTTAGTTCATTGTTTTCGCGGACAAGAGGAGTATTAACATTAGGACCAACATCTACAGTGTATTCTGAAATAGCTCCACGACGAAGATGATCCTCTAGAACACTCTCAGCCAACTGCTTAAGCTTCTGAGCGGTAATAGAATCACCAGGCTCAAATTCATAGGAACGTGAGGCAGAAGCAATAATCTTACGAAGTTTAAGAAGAAGTCTACGAACATTAACTCGATCAAGAGCAGTGGTAGCAGACTGAAGAGTTCTCTGACCCTTTATATAAATACCAGCACCAGCCTCAGAATGAATTGGGTTAATCTGGTTTAGAGCAAGAACATCTCTGTCACCCTGTGTTAAATTACGTTCTACAGCAAGAGCTTCAGTTAAAGAACCGCGAGTACGACCAGCGGGAGCATAGAATACATCTGAAACCTGATCAGTATATGCGTATTGTGCAGCAACTAGACCAGTGGGAGGAACAAAGATGTCCTTCTTATTAGTAGAATCAGTAATCTTAACCCAGGGATAATACATGGCCGCATAGGAACTGTTAAGATTTAGAATGTTCTTGCGATAATTAACCACATTCTGAACACTTAGACCAAAAGGAGAATCGATTAAAGCAATAACATCACCACGTTGTTCAGCAAGAGCAGTCATTGCCTTAGCTACAGAGGGATCTGCTGACCATCCAGGAACAGAAAGAACGTTAATATCAATCATTTCTGGGTTAGCAAAGGCATAAATACCGGTACGAGCTGACTCAGTACCAATAATATCATTCTTAGTTACTACCGTTCCAGCAGAGCCACCAGAGAGATAATCCGTTAAGGTAAGATCATAACCACTAGCGCCCAATACAACTGTGAAACCAGTAGCAGCACCCTGGCCAGTCTCAGAACTTACGAGAACAGGAGTGTGTACAAGGCCATCACTTAGAAGGACGCTAGGAGTTACAATACCAGTAGTAATATCGACTGAATCTGTAGTTGAATAGTCAATTTTTAGAGAAACTCTTCGTGATGAAGAAGTAACCTTTGATTGAATACTTTCAATAGTGCCATCAAACTGTTCAACAAGAGTAAAGTCAGCTAATCGGTAGGAAGAAGAAGGAATACTAGCGGAATTAATACGCTCATATACCTTTAGAGTATATAACTGTTGCTGGGTAGTAGTTACATTAGCGGTATCTAAGGAGAGAGTAACTGCTGTATCACTAGCATCAGCATCACCAAGACTTGTAATCTTGATAATAGTAGGTACATAAATAGAACCAGCTGATTCCATTTTCCAGGTAGGACGGTAAGCTGATGTAGTGAACTTACCAGAAAGGGATTGTGGTAGAACGGTTAATCCAGTTCCAACATAATTAGGATAGGTTGAGATACCAGAAAATCCAGGGAGGACAGAATCTACATGAACTTCAATTACGTTAGCAAGGGAGTCAAGAAGAGTTGAAACACTCTGAATTCCACCGTTAGCAGAACCGATTCCAAAGGTTCCACCGGCTAACTGGAATTTGATAACTCCAAGCCAAGCAGTTAACTTGGGATAAGAAGAAGTTGCAGAGGCAGCTACATTACAGGCGGAAAGAAGGCATGAAATGGCAGCAGCTATTAGATCAAGATTGTAAGAAGATTCTGCTGCCACTAGAGGAAGGGTAATAGTTAAATCTGCAGGGGCTACACCAACTACAGAAAGAGTGGTTTCTAACTGACTATAATCATTAACTTTTAATGCAGCTAATAGAGCAGTATTCTTGACTCCGGAAGCAGCAATTTTTATGACCTGGGAATTAGCACAAATACCTAAACTAATGGTAGAAGATACAGCAGCGCCAGTAGAAACAATAGAACCTACAGCATAGGCAGTAGCGGGAGAATTGTTCGAAGTAAATGAGGAAACTGGAACCTTAATTGCAGGAGAGCCAGCATTGTCTATAACAGAGGTAATAGTAGCAGAAGTACCTTTACCAGCTCCAAGGGAAACAGTGAAAATGTTACCAGTAATAGCACCAGGAGTTGATACAAAACTGGCCATATCAGCACCTAATTTACCATTCGCAGGTGCAGTTTGAGCAGAATCAGTAAAGTTAAATCCAGGAATAACAGTGCCGGCATCTAATTTAACTACTTTATTAGCACCAGTGACCCCAATAGAATCAGAGAGGGTAAAAGTGAGTTCAGTTGCACTTTGACCCGTAAGAACCCAGTCACCAGCATAATTAGAATAGCCAGAAGGTAAAATGAAAGCATCCTTAGCTGTCTTAGCATCTGAAGGGCTTACACGATTTACCCAAAGAAAGTTTCCCTTCTTAAGATAAGAAGCAGCAGCATAGCCCATGTAATGCTTTGAGCTAATACCACCAAAAATATCATTATATTCCTGTGGAGAAGTAATTAGAACGGGAGTATTAGTAGGTCCAATTTCTGAAGTGCCTACTAGCCCGAGAATTGTAGAAGATAAGTCACTTACGTACTGGCTTAAATCCTTTTCTACTGAATAAACACCGGGAGAAACGAACGTGGTCATGTTTAAATCCTTTTAATGGCTATAAGTATTACTAAAACTTAATTATTGTAACTCACACATATTTAATTGCAAAAGATTACCCCAGGTTACTTTTTTTATAACACTGGGGTAATAGTAAGAAAGGACCCAACCAAGAAGTTATACCCCTGCTGATAATACTAACTTTGCTTCGTCAATAGAAACGGAGAGAGAAACTTCCTGAACCTGATCACCAGTCTTCCAATCAAGAGCCTGACGAGTAATACTGGTGGGGAAACAACCAACAAGTAGCCAACTTTCAACTACCGAGTGATCCGGACCATACATAAGTAAAGTAAGATTGCGCTTGTATTGGCCAGGAAAGCCCATTAATGACGTATTAATGTCATATACTTGTTTCCACCAGTCATCAATCTTTCGGCCAGCCTTGTTATCAACGAAGTCATAGAATTTGAAGTCAACCTTATCAAACTTAATCTGAGCGCCAGCTACTTTATACACATTATGCATGCGTGAAATAGGAGTCTCACCAACAGTAAAGGTGGGGATGCTTGCACTATGACAAGTTAGACGTAGATCATCGTCAGAAAATAAAACCTCGAACCTATTGAGTGCTTTTGGAAGTTGAACGTTAGAAGTCCAACCCATTAATCGTTCGCTCATTGTAAATCCTCTAAAAATATTCAGTAACTACATACTATATTTAATTCATTTTCTTTTGCTTTGTCTAAAAGAAAGTTATCGAGAGTAGTCAATTCAGTATACGGTACCTCTATAAGTTTAATTCCGTTAATTTTACAGTATTCGTTTCTGTATATAAAAACCAATCACTGGCTCTAAATATTCTCTAATGACAGTTAAATATTGTGGCTTATTTAGTTGTTTTACCACATTATTCCCCAGATTCAATTCCCATATCAGCATTATCAAAGGAAATACTCTTCTTTTTATTTGGTATTACTTTAGTAGCATGTTGAGGAGATTTTGTCCCTTTTATAGCCTTATAAAAATCTTTTTTAGTTAGTGGCTTCTTTTTCTTGTTAGTCATATGACCTTTATAATCCAAGATCTTCTTTTATTCTTGGTTGTAATTCTTTTGGTACAAACCATAATGCCCCACCACGTTGTTTTACTGCGGCCATACATATATTGTAATCACGTAATTCTGGTGGTACCAAAGCTAATGCAAGACTATTTTGTTTTACTGCAACTAAACATATATCTCTATACTCAGGTAATTCTTTTGGTACAAATTCTAATGCTCTACCATTTTGTTTTACTGCAGCCATACATATATCATAATCACGTAATTCTTTTGGTATCTGCTCTAATTCCACACCATTTTGTTTTACTACAGCCATACATATATCTTTATACCCAGGTACTTCTTTTGGTACATACTGTAATGCATAACTATCTTGTTCTACTGCGGCCATACATATATCTTTATACCCAGGTACTTCTTTTGGTATATACTGTAATGCATGCATATTTTGTTTTACTGTGTCTATACATATATCTTTATACTCAGGTAATTCTGTTGGTACATACTGTAATGCATACATATTTCGTTTTACTGCAGCTATACATATAGTATAATCACGTAATTCTTTAGGTACAGACTTTAGTGTATAACCACCTTGTTTTACTAAATCTAATTCAATAGAATATATTTTATTCTTTATGGAACTTGGTAGTCTATTTCTGTATAGACTATATATATGATTAAAATAATCTATATCTATTTTTTCCATTTGTATTTAACCTTTATAGAATCCAAGCTCTTGTTTTATTCTTGGTTGTAATTCTTCTGGTACAAACTCTAATGCATAACCATTTTGTTTTACTGCTGTTATACATATATTATAATCACGTAATTCTTCTGGTACATATTCTAATGCATAACCATTTTGTTTTACTGCTGTTATACACATAGTAGAATCACGTAATTCTGGTGGTACATATTCTAATGCCCGCCACTTTTGTTTTACTGCTGTTATACACATAGTATAATCACGTAATTCTTCTGGTACAAACTCTAATGCAAGACCATTTTGTTTTACTGCTGTTATACACATATTATAATCACGTAATTCTTTAAGTACAGACTCTAATGCCTCACCATTTTGTTTTACTGCTGTTATACACATATTATAGTCACGTAATTCTTCTGGTACATACTTTAATGCATAACCAGTTTGTTTTACTGCTGTTATACATATATTATAATCACGTAATTCTTTAGGTACATGCCTTAATGCGTTACCATTTTGTTCTACTGCAGCCATACATATGTCATAATCACGTAATTCTTCAGGTATAATCTGTAATACATAACCATTTTGTTTTACTGCTATTATACATATATCTTTATACCTGGGTAGTTCTTCTGGTACAAATCCTAATGCCTCACCATTTTGTTCTACTGCGGTCATACACATATTGTAATCACGTAACTCTTTAGGTACAAAGCTTAATGTATAACTATCTTGTTTTACTTTATCTAATTCAATAGAATACATTTTATTCTTTATAGAACTTGGTAGTCTATTTCTGTATAGACTATATAAATGATCAAAGTAATATGCATCTATTTTTTCCATTTTATTTAACCTTTATAATCCAAACTCTTGTTTTATTCTTGCCTGTAATTCTTTAGGTACAAACGCTAATACATCGCCATCTTGTTTTACTGCTGTTATACACATAGTATAATCACGTAATTCTTCAGGTACATCATCTAATGCAATACCATTTTGATTTACTGCTGTTATACACATAGTATAATCACGTAATTCTTCAGGTACATATCCTAATACCTCACCATTTTGTTCTACTGCAGCCATACATATATCATAATCACGTGATTCTTTAGGTATAATCTGTAATACATAACCATTTCGTTTTACTGCTATTATACATATATCTTTATACTCAGGTAATTCTTTAGGTACATAATATAATGCCTCACCATTTTGTTTTACTGCGGTCATACATGTATCATAATCACGTAATTCTTTAGGTACAATCTGTAATACATTACCATTTTGATTTACTGCAGCCATACATATATCTTTATGCTCAGGTAATTCTTTTGGCACAAACTGTAATGCAGCACCATTTTGTTTCACTGCGGTCATACATATATCATAATCACGTAATTCTTTAGGTACATGTGCTATTTCATAACCATTTTGTTTTACTTTATCTAATCCAATAGAATACATTTTATTCTTTATAGAACTTGGTAGTCTATTTCTGTATAGACTATATAAATGATTAAAATAGCGTGTATTTATTTTTTCCATTTTATTTAACCTTTACAATCCAAGTTCTTGTTTTATTTTTGGTTGTAATTCTTTAGGTACATACTTTAATGTAGAACCATATTGTTTTACTGCTGTTATACACATATTGTAATCACGTAATTCTTCTGGTACAAATTCCAATGCAAAACCATTTTGTTCTACTGCGGCCATACATATATTATAATCCCATAAGTCTTTAGGTACATAATGTAATACCTCACTATTTTGTTTTACTGCAGCTATACATATATCTTTATACTCAGGTAATTCTGTTGGTACACCCTTTAATGCAAAACCATTTTGTTTTACTGCTGTCATACACATAGTATAATCACGTAATTCTTCTGGTACATACTTTAATATAGAACCATGTTGTTTTACTTTATCTAATCCAATAGAATACATTTTATTCTTTATAGAACTCGGCAGTCTATTTCTATATATACGGTATATATGATGAAAATACTCTATATCTATTTTTTCCATTTGTATTTAACCTTTATAACCCAAGCTCTTCTATTATTCTTGACCGTAATTCTGGTGGTACAAACTGTCGTAATATCGAGCCATTTTGTCTTACTGCTGTTATACACATATTGTAATCACGTAATCCTTTAGGTACATCTATTAATGCTTTACCATTTTGTTTTACTGCAACTAAACATATATCTTTATACTCAGGTAATTCTTCAGGTACATAATATAATGCAAGACCGTTTTGATTTACTGCGGTCATACATATATTATAGTCACGTAATCCTCTAAGTACATACTTTAATGCATAACCATCTTGGTTTACTGCAGCTATACATATATCTTTATACTCAGGTAATTCTTTTGGGACATATTCTACTGCAAAACCATCTTGATTTACTGCGGCCATACACATATTGTAATCACGTAATTCTTTAGGTACAAACCGTAATGCATAACCATCTTGATTTACGATATCTAATCCAGTAGAATACATTTTATTGTTTATAGACCTTGGTAGTCTATTTCTATATATACTATATAAATGCTTAAAATAATATATCTCTATTTTTTCCATTTGTAGTTAACCTTTATAATCCAAGTTCTTGTTTTATTTTTGGTTGTAATTCTTTAGGTACATACTTTAATGTAGAACCATATTGTTTTACTGCTGTTATACACATATTGTAATCACGTAATTCTTCTGGTACAAATTCCAATGCATAACCATCTTGTTTTACTGCTGTTATACACATAGTATAATCACGTAATTCTTTTGGAATGTAATCTCCTAATATATACCCGTATTGTTTTACTGCGGTCATACACATATTGTAATCACGTAATTCTTCAGGTACATATGCTATTTCGTAACCATCTTGTTTTACTGCATTTAATCCAATAGAATACATTTTATTCTTTATAGAACTTGGTAGTCTATTTCTGTATATACTATATAAATGATTAAAATATGTACTATATATTTTTTCCATTTGTATTTAACCTTTATAACCCAAGCTCTTCTATTATTCTTGACCGTAATTCTGGTGGTACATACTTTAATGCCTCACCATCTTGTTTTACTGCAGCTATACATATAATATAATCACGTAATTCTCTAGGTACCGAAAATAATGCTCTACCATTTTGTTTTACTGCAACTAAACATATATCTTTATACTCAGGTAATTCTTCAGGTGCAAAATATAATGCAAGACCGTTTTGTTTTACTGCAGCTATACATATATCATAATCACGTAATTCTTTAGGTACATACTTTAATGCCTCACCATCTTGTGTTACTGCAACTAAACATATATCTTTATACTCAGGTAATTCTTCTGGTACAAACTGTAATGCCCGCCACTTTTGGTTTACTGCGGTCAAACACATATTGTAATCACGTAACTCTTCAGGTACAAATCCTAATGTAACACCATCGTATTTTACTGCGCCTAATCCAATAAAATACATTTTATTCTTTATAGAACTTGGTAGTCTATTTCTATATATACTATATAGTTGATCAAAATAATACGCCTTTATTTTTTCCATTTGTATTTAACCTTTATAATCCAAGTTCTTGTTTTATTTTTGATCGTAATTCTGGTGGTACATCATCTAATGCAAATCTATCTCGTTTTACTGCTGTTATACACATATTATAATCACGTAATTCTTTAGGTACAAACCTTAAGGCACCACCATTTCGTTTTACTGCGGCCATACATATATCTATATACCCAGGTAATTCTTTAGGTACATGCTCTAATGCATAACCATCTTGTTTTACTGCGGTCATACATGTATCATAATCACGTAATTCTTTAGGTACAATCTGTAATGCATCACCATTTTGATTTACTGCAACTAAACATATATCTTTATACTCAGGTAATTCTTCTGGTACATACTGTAATGCAAGACCATTCTTATTTACTGCGGCCATACATATATCTTTATACTCAGGTAATTCTTCTGGCACATAATATAATGCGTTACCATTTTGGTTTACTGCTATCATACACATATTATAATCACGTAATTCTGGGGGTACAAATCCTAATGCATCCCTATCTTGTTTTACTGCAACTAAACATATATCTGTATACTCAGGTAATTCTTCAGGTACATACTCTAATGCAAGACTATTTCGTTTTACTGCAGCCATACATATATTATAATCACGTAATTCTTTAGGTACAAACTGTAATGCGGAACCATCTTGGTTTACTTCATCTAATCCAATAAGATACATTTTATTCTTTATAGAACTTGGTAGTCTATTTCTGTATATGAGGTATATATGATTAAAATAATACGTATCTATTTTTTTCATTTGTATTTAACCTTTTAATCCAAGCTCTTGTTTTATTCTTGATCGTAATTCTGGTGGTACATACTTTAATAGATTATCCTTTTGTTTTACTGCTGTTATACATATATTGTAATCACGTAATTCTGGTGGTACATAATATAATGCACCACCATTTTGGGTTACTGCGGCCATGCATATATCTTTATACTCAGGTAATTCTTTAGGTACAGCATCTAATGCATAACCATCTTGAGTTACTGCGGCCATACACATCTTATAATCACGTAATTCTGGTGGTACACTTCCTAATGCCCTACCATCTTGAGTTACTGCGGCTATACATATATCTTTATACTCAGGTAATTCTTTAGGTACATGCTGTAATGCGTTACTATCTTTATTTACTGCGGTCATACATATGTTATAACCACGTAATTCAGGTGGTACAAAGCTTAACGCAGAGCCCTTTTGTGTTACTGCAGCCATACATATATCATAATTACGTAATTCTTCAGGTACAAGCTCTAATACATAACCATCTTGTGTTACTGCAGCCATACATATATCTTTATACTCAGGTAATTCTGTTGGTACATACTTTAATGCATAGCCATATTGTTTTACTGCTGTTATACACATATTGTAATCACGAAATCTTTCTGGCACAGACTGTAATCCAATATTGACATAGTGTTTTACTAAATCTATATAAGTAGAATACATTTTATTGTTTATAGAACTTGGTAGTCTATTTCTATATATACTATATAAATGATTAAAATAATATGTCTCTATTTTTTTCATTTGTATTTAACCTTTATAGAATCCAAGCTCTTCTTTTATTTTTGGTTGTAATTCTGGTGGTACCTGAGATAATGCGTTAGTATTTCGTTCTACTGCAGCTATACATATATCTTTATACTCAGGTAATTCTTTTGGCGCGAACTGTAATGCATAACCATTTTGTTTTACTGCTGTTATACACATATTATAATCACGTAATTCTTTAGGTACAATCTGTAATGCATAACCATTTTGTTCTATTGCAGCTATACGTATATCTTTATACTCAGGCAATTCTGTTGGTACAAACTTTAATGCAAAACCAGTTTGTTTTACTGCGGCCATACATATATCATAATCACGTAATTCTTTTGGTACATAATATAATGCGTTACCCTCTTGTTCTACTGCGGTCATACACATATCTTTATACTCAGGTAATTCTGTTGGTACATACTCTACTGCATAACCACTTTGTTTTATTGCAGCTATACACATATTATAATCGCGTAATTCTTTAGGTACAAACTGTAATGCAGAACCATCTTGTTTTACTGCGTCTAATCCAATAGAATATATTTTATTCTTTATAGAACTTGGTAGTCTATTTCTATATATAAGGTATATATGATTAAAATACTCTATATCTATTTTTTCCATTTTTATAATCCAAGCTCTTCTCGTATTCTTGGTTGTAATTCTGGTGGTACAGAGTCGAATGCGTTACTGTTTTGTTTTACTGCTGTTATACACATATTGTAATCACGTAATTCTTCTGGTAGTACAAATACTAATGCTGTACCATCTTGTTTTACTGCAGCCATACATATATCTTTATACTCAGGTAATTCTGTTGGTACATACTTTAATGCATGGCCATATTGTTTTACTGCTGTTATACACATATTGTAATCACGTAATTCTTCTGGTAGTACATATCCTAATGCCGCACCATTTTGTTTTACTGCAGCCATACATATATCTTTATACTCAGGTAATTCTGTTGGTACATACCTTAATGCATGGCCATATTGTGTTACTGCTGTTATACACATAGTATAATCACGTAATTTTGGTGGTACAAACTGTAATGCATAACCCCGTTGTGTTACTGCGATCATACATATAGTATAATCGCGTAATTCTGGTGGTACAAAATCTAATGCAGCACCATTTTGTTTTACTGCAGCTATACATATATCTATATACCCAGGTAATTCTTCTGGTACATAATATAATGCTGCACAACCATCTTGTTTTACTGCAGCCATACATAGATCATAATCACGTAATTCTTTTGGTATCTTCATTAATGCATAACCATGTCGTGTTACTGCAGCTATACATATATCTTTATACTCGGGTAATTCTTTAGGTACAAACTCTACTGCATTACCATCTCGATTTACTGCTGCCATACATATATTATAATCACGTAATTCTTTAGGTACAGACGCTAATGCGTACCTATCTTGTTGGTTTACTTCATCTAATCCAATAGAATACATTTTATTCTTTATAGAACTTGGTAGTCTATTTCTGTATATAAGGTATATATGATTAAAATAGCGTGTATTTATTTTTTCCATTTTATTCAATTTCAAAGAAATATTACATATGTTCCAAAATAAACTTTTCTATATGTTTAGCCATTGTCTTATTATGGTTATTGGCATATGTTTCTAAATATCCTAAAAAGGTTGGAACAGTAAATAATTCTAATTCATCATTTGTTAAATCTCTTCCTCTGGTATTGTTTGTTAAATAAGACATTACAGAAGCTGCCATAGTAGCATTTGATTCGGATTGAGAACCAACTGCCCCGTTAAGATCGCGAATAAGACTGGGAATTGAAACTGTATGTAATGCCCTGTATAGTGAAAGTAAAGATGCTTCGTCATAAACTTGTAATAGTTTAGAAGGAACTTTATTAAGTATAGTAGCCTCTGGATTCTTCTGGGCTGCTGCTAAAGGTGCTTTAAGCTCTTCTGGAATATACGATAACTTTTCACCTATTGAAGGGTCTATTGAAGCTAAACTGGGAAATAAAGAAGTAAACTTACTATTAGATTCAGTTCTACCGGAAGTTTCACTATTAAATACCTGACCGTCTGCTGGATTCCAAATAATTATATCTCCAGTTTCTTTTTTAGTGGATACCGCATATTTAGATTGCCCATGTTTTTGAAATACAAAAAAATCACCCTGGCCTAAATAATGTCTTACTTGAGCACCAGGAGCATCAAATCCAACACACCAATGAGTATTATGACGCTTATTTGAACATAATAACTGTGCCGCCTTTGCCTGTATATCAGTATTACCCATAGGAACCTTCCAAAGACTCCACTCACCAAGCTCTAATATCTTTTTAGCACCTGCATTAACATGTGGCATCTCTTCATTGGATATTCCAATAACACTTTCTTTTTCGTTAACATTAACTTGTTGCTCTAATGCTTGTGTAGTTTTAAACCGAGGAAGATCTGTTATTTTAGCCTCATATGCCCGTTTTAACAAGGGAATAACACGAACTTCATCTTCATTAATAAGCCAACTAGGAGGAGTACTATATGCAGTATTTGCTAAAAATAGAGTATATTGTGCTGGACTTTGCTTATCTGGTGACAGCGATTCAAAATACTGTAATTGTTTTCTTAGCTCCTCGTCTGATACGGGAAGATTTTTATTGGCCTGCTTCTCTGGTGAGTCAGGTAACACTGGCAGCTTAAACCGAGATTTAATATCTGTAACCAGTCTATTTGTAATAGCTTCTAATAAATAGGCAAATCTAATAAATTGTATTGGAGATAGTTTTTCCATATATCCTTCCGGTTGATGTTCTATATATTTAATTGAGTAAAATAATAGATCCCATTGAAGGGATCTATTAACCAAGAGCTAATATTAACAAAATAAATGAGGGTCTAATCTGCTTGCTTACGCTGATTTAAGATTTCCTGTAACAACGGAGCAACTAAAGCCATATTATTAGTATCAATAGCGTGTTGAAATATCTTATAGGCGGTATCAGTAATATATGCTTCTATTTTCCAATTAGGTTCCATAAAACTCCTTTAGCTGGGTAAGTAAAGTCCACTAGCAGTAATTCTAACACCAGATTCAATACCATTCTGTACTAATACATCATCAATCAATTCAATCTTTAAAGGTGATCCAGAAGGTCTATAAGTGGGTGCAGTCTTGGTCATAAGGGTTAAAACATCACCAAACATAATATCTAATTTAGTATGGAACTCTTCAAGAGTACCATTGTTCTCAATAATAAAGTCATAACGCTCATAAGTATCCATATCTAATTCAGAAGCATGATTTAACTTATCATAATCAGCTCCTCTGGATAAACGGACCTCGTCAGAAGCTTGAATTTTAATAACTGGAATATTTCGTTCTTTACAGGCATCCATTTCATTAGCAAAACGAGCGTCACCAATCATAACAGTCTTATCGGAATGATAGCATTCTATGTCACCAAAAAGCTTATTGATCCATACATTAGGGTTCTTCGCTCGTCCATAGTCAGTACCTATATACTGTAGAAGACCTCTGTCTTTTTCAACAGGAAATCCACAATATGTCTGAATTGTCTTACAAAGGGTATACAAAGGATCGGCAAAATTGATGACGAAAGCACTGTTATTAAAGTACTTCTCATTCAGATACTTCATTGCTTCTTCTTTACCACTTCTCATTTTACCTGAAAAGGCCAATCTTAAGCTGCTTCCAGTACGTGAAGGCGGTAGAATAATGGAACTCATAGAATATCCTTAAATGCGTCTTTAGTTGATTTAATAATAGCCGGATTAACAGTATATTTTTTAGTATTCTCGAAGACTATTTTTAGTAACTCATCAGAAGCAACGAGATTAGAAGTACTTGTATTTCCAGAATGTGCTTCAAATATATGGCATTTCTCGCATAATGTAACTAAATTCTCTGGACATAAGCGGTATTGAGGATAGATACTCTTTCTCAATATATGATGAACATGAAGATTAGATTCAGCAGAACAAAAGACACAGTGATTATTATCTCTTTGTCTTATTTCCGCAAATAACTCTCTTGTTGCTTTATAATAAAATAACCTATCCTTAGTGGAACCAAAAGAATTGCTTTTATTTTTTTCTTTTTGTTTTAATCGCAATTCTCTAATTAAACAACCACATGAAGTAGTTCTTTGAAAGTCAGAACTTCTTACTGACACGACATTGCCACAAGCACAATGGCAAAGATAAGATCTCTTTTTCCTAGTTGTATCCAAGGCTATTACTTTAAGTAGGCCATAGATCTTACCGATTCTATATATCATAAGATAGAGATACACTCCACTACTATAGTTTCGGCAAATATAGTATAGATATTAGTAGGTATTAACGTCCTCTTCATCAGTCATATCGTATCTTCCAGATTCTTGGTCATGTCCAAGAAGAACAGACTTAAGAATAGGAAGGTTAGCAGGAGTAACTATTCGTCTTGACGTTGGGGCAGCAAGTCTGAGGACGGGTCTTTGTGGAGCTGGTGAGAATAATGGCTTAAGACGTTGGTGTATTTTACTAATAACTGTTGCCTCTATCCGGCGAACTCTGTCAGCAGTTAGTTGATGTTCCCTGGCTATATCGGAAGCATGTTTTCCTGCCAACAGAGCCCGAATTACTGATTGTTGCAACGCTGGTAAAGTAGCAATAAATTCGTTAAGTGCATCTATTGTATCAGTATTAAAAAGAACTTCATCGGAATCTTCAGTTGTCAAATCTACCCAATCCCCACCATGTAAGGGAGAAGTATGATTTAAGTGCCTAAACGATTTAGTATTAAATGAGGCATCTTTACTTCTCATATCATCCGACAAAGTACGCAAACAAAAGGAAATAAAGGATTTAGCAACAGTAGAAATATACTTTTCTCTGTTTCCAGCTACTATTTCAGGATTTACTAATAGGGTTTTTTTAATCCATTTTTCAAAACTACGTCCTGGCAATAGCTTTAAAATTACTTCAGATGCAGCATCGTCCAAAAATTCTGTTTTGTCTATCCCCATTTTTAAACATGCTTTATGAAACAGGTTATCATAATTTATTGAATTAACAGCAAAAGCATCATTACTAACTGGTGGTAGATTTAGTTCCGGTCTTTCTTTACTTAAAATTTCCATGGCCTGATTAATTCTCCATTCAATTAACGGAGTTGTAGATTCATTAGTAGTAATCCAAGCGAGAGGATCTGTCAGATTGTTAGTAACTTCATTTAGTTGCGATATTAAAGTCTTTTTCATATTAAAGTAGCCCCTATAGTTAATTCTAAAAGACATGAGCCGTTAGATACTTACCTTCCATGTTTGCTTTCCACAATCCCACAGGCGGAACTTTCCAAGTAATATGGTAGCTTCATATTCAGTATATTTATTTTAAGGCAAAGAAAAGGGAGCCATTTCTGACTCCCTTTACTTATATTTCACTTACAGTTTATATCAATTAACCGAATACAGTGGTGTCATAAAGGTTATTGACAGTTAGTACACCGAGACCATAGGAACCGTCGAGAAGCGGCTGATGATCGTACCTTTGTTGCAAACCGACGACAGAGCTGAAGATATCTCCAGAGCGTACATCAATTGAAGGAGGAGTAAGGTATGTCACAAAGGGGAAGTAAGCATAAGGAGCCTTAGCAAGATCCTTTGAAGAGAAGCCCATTAGAATACGATCTGAGAAGGGGAACTGAGGAGCCTTAGCAACGGTGAAGTTGTTTACGGTACCAAACTTATCAGCCTGGACATCGAAAGTACCCTGAGCCTTATGGTCAACAGAGTTCATGCGGAATTCCTGGGTATTCTGGAGTAGAGTAAAGACGTGAGGATGGGTAATAGCGAACATACCCTCACCACGCAGGAAGTCAATGCTCATGTCATTGGCTAGATAGTTCATGCGGTGAACGAGTTCCTGGTTCTTCTGGAAAGTAGTACCATGGAAAGTAGTTGAAGGATACTTGGCATCATAAGCACTAGTCTTACCGGCATTATTCATCATGGCTAGCATGATTTCAAGGTCGATTTCAAGGGCCATTGATTCAGTCATACCTGAAACTAGTTCCTTCAGAGCGTCAAGCTTGCCTTCAGAGTAAGCTTCGAGATCCTGAATAGCTTCAGCAGAGATCTGAGCGAAGTTCTTACGGCTCTTAGCAACAGCATTGATAGTGCTCATCTTGAATGAGATTTCAGACATGTTAGCATTACGTTCCTGGTTGTATGAATAACCAAATTCATACTTATAACCAGTGTAGTCAGTTGCAGCCTGACCGGGAGCCTGAGCTGAGAAGGCAGCAATAATAATAGCGTTATCACCAGCAGCAGGAGTCCAGGTAGGAGTTGCACCAGTTACGGAACCAGTACCAGTAATGGAACCAGCAGCAACTAGGGTAGCGCCTGACTGAGTGGCAACTACTAGACGAACGCGAGGATCCACGTTAAGAACAGCAGACACAACAATGCTATTAGGAACAAGAGCATCGCCAGCCACACCATTGGGGAAAGTACCGTAACTAAGAGCAGTAGCAGGTACCGCAGTGTTACTTGTAGGAGTGCGAAGTTCAGTTACCTTCTGTGAAGAGTAGAAGGCATCAAAGTTAGTGCCATTCTTATACTGCTTCTGACCAGCAGGGGACTTGAAACCGTAACCACTAGGATCGAAGAATTCGTCGCCAACACTTGAACCATCCTTAGCGGTATTCTTACTAAGACGGAAGGTCTGAATGAGCTGGGTAGGAACATCTAGCTGACGAGTTGCAATGAACTTGGTAGCTACAATCTGTGGGAATACACGAGTGATAATAGTGGGAAGCATTGCCTTGTTGTAACCACCAGCGCCTAGAGCAGTCTGACCAGAAGTCGTGGCTTCAGTTAGTGGACTCTGACGTGAAGCATACTGAAGCGACTTTACAGCGTGAAGTAGTACAGTATTACGGAAGTCCTTGTCAGCAATTACGCCCTCAAGATTTTCGTTAAAGGTCTTCCAGAAGGAAGCCTTACCAGCCTTTTTAGCAGCTTCTTCGTCTCGAGCAAGAATCTTACGAACAACTTCCTCATGTAGGGGTTCTAAATTTCCGGGATTGTTAAACATCTATGTTATCTCCTGATAAAGTTAATTATTGTTTTTTTGTTGAAGTTGTGACAAATTATTTT